CTACCATTCAGAACCATGTCTGATAAAGCAATGAAGAGTACCAAAAGCGATCACTCGCTGTCTACTAGGGCGGTGGGTGGTTGTCCCCAAACCCGGGAAGGCCCGGGCGCCTCAGTGTTATCCGATACTGAGGTTGGAATATCGGATAGAACGGATGCTATCGTACGCGGACTTGAGTTTCTATTGACACATCATGGTGCCAAGACTCGGGTCGTCCAGCAGCTTAGAGAACAGCTGCACGCGTATTTGGATACTTCTAATGGCGAATCGGTCTGGATGAAACGTGCAAAACACGTTCTTACCTACCCACTCGCTAAGTACCTCAAAAACGATGCGCCTCCGTCTCCTGACGCTTGCTTTAAGCCGTCGGGAGCACTAAGAAATTGGATGAAAGCACGGTTGGTTGCGTTTAATCGAAAGAATACGCACCTATGGTATAGTTGGTTGCAAGCGAAGCGTTGTGCTCTACCTGTCTCTAGCGAGGAAATCGCGGGCGCTTATAGGAAGCACTACGACCAACTGACTAAACCGGATCCGTGCCAGGTGGCTGCTGATGGCAGCCCCACCGAGGGATCTCTTGAACTTGAAGAGATATTTCTTAATCCTGTTTTCCAGAGAGTTCTAGCTCAAATTAGAAAGAAGGTAACTGCGAAGTATATGAAGAAGAACAACTTCACAGACCGTACTCCCTCGACTTCTGCTTGCTTCGAAGAGACACGAAGCAAGGGAGGCCAATACGGAGCTCTGCAAGGTATCTTGGATACTGCTACTCAGAATATTCCAGAGGACTATTCGAGTTCGACAGATTTCCTTGAAACCTTCGTGGACTCTTCTCCGAGATACGAGCGCGTGGATGTACCAATATTGGTCTACCCACGGCCCGATCCGGAGTTCGAGAGACCGGTAACTTCGATCGGTGGACGAGAGCTTGTGCGCATGTACCAGCGCACGTACTTCAAGGGAAGCCAGCTTATCCATGGGGAGCTGGTTACGGAGTATGAACTCCCTGGTCGGTACAGGTGGAAAATGTTGAAATTCGTTGATGAAAGTCGTTTCTGGGCGCAGGATGCAAATCTCTGCGCAACGATTCAGGCTGTCTTGGAACCACTTAAGATCAGGATCATATCTAAAGGTCCTGCTATTGAGTACTACAGGATGAAGCCTCTCCAGGAGACAATTCACAACGTTATGAGGAAGATGCCGTGCTTCCGACTGATAGGTCGGCCGATGTGTCCTACTGATCTACTAGATCTTATCCCAACGATAGACGATGAGCTTTTTGGGCCCATACGAATTGTTGGAGACCGGATGTGGATCAGTGTTGACTATTCAGCTGCGACTGATGGACTCAGTTCGGAGTACGGTTTAAGGATTCTGCACAGCATTCTTAGAGATCTACCCGTGGAGGAGAGATTACGGGCGAGCAAGGTTCTTGGCTCGCATCGTCTCTTCTACCCGGTCTGGAATGCGGTTAAGGAGAAATGGGAAACCCCAGAAGAACGTGGTGTACAAACCAACGGTCAACTGATGGGGGGTATTCTCTCCTTCCCTATCCTGTGCTTAGCCAATCTCGGCGTTTATCTACGCGTTATGAACGCAAAAGAAGACGATGCACTCGCAAGAGTACTCGTTAACGGCGATGATATGCTTTACGTAGGTAGTGAGCAGAATTGGGATCGGCACATTGTTGTTGCCAGAAATGTCGGGCTCGAGATGAGTGTTGGAAAGGCCTACAAACATAAGGTCTACGCTAATGCGAATTCTACGAGCTTCCATTGCGATCTTCGCGAAATGGAATCGACTCCTTGGCAGATCAACTATTTGAATGCTGGCCTCTTCTTCGGTCAACATAAGGTGCAGCGAAAGGAAGCTGGAACGGCTGAGTCACATCACGATAACTTTGAAAGTTGTATCGCGAATAGCAACACGATTGTTAATGGGTCTTTACCCGGAAAACAAT